ACGAAGACATGAAGAAACAGTGGGAGGCCGAGCATGAGACTAGTTGATGCGGATAATGCACGAGAGTGCTTTGGTGGTGATGGGGTGACTGGAGCCGTCATGAAGCGTATGTTTGATAGCCTGCCCACCATCGACGCCGTGCCTGTGGTCAGGTGCCGGGATTGTGAGTGGTTCAATCACTATACCATGGAATGTGAGAGTGATGATGTTGCAACAGACCATGAGGGCGGAGCGTCGTTTAGCATTAACTTTGGCCCGGATGATTTCTGCTCCTACGGCCAGCGAAAGGAGGCCGACCATGGCTAATCTGATGTTTGCTGATGCAGAGTGCCCTAACTGCGGCAGAAACTGCGGAAATGGAGGACGCGGAGATATCTTCTACTGCCCCTCCTGTGGCTGGAAGGGAAAAATCAAGGGTGCCGAAAATGACATGAAGTTTATCGAGGAATATATTCGGTTTTGCATCGAACGTGACAAGGAGGCCAACCTAGACGAAGCCATCGAAAAGTACCTGAAAATCAAGGAGGAGGCCAACATGGACAAGCCGAGAATTTGCGAGGTGCTTGGGGTTGAACCAGAAGAAAAGTTTGAAATTAGAGGAAACACGTTAGGGCGATTTCGTATCAATAAATATGGGACATTCCAGATTGAAATATCAAATGACTGCTGGGGATTCTCCACTGTGGAATGTCTTAACAATCTCATAAATCATCCAGAAAACATCGCCCGCAAGCCACGCTGGACGGAGCAGGAGGTGGAGAGGGCGAAGGCTATCAAAGTGCTATATCCAGTTGTTAAAACATTGGCATACGTTGATATAGTGGGACAGACATTTTACATGTATGATGACGAAGACAACTATAAGGGCAGTCTTGATAACCTTGATGAAACGTTTCCTACGCTGAGGAGCATAAGGCGGGCCACATTGGACGAGATCATCGGAGGTGCCCAATGAAATCCCCTGAGTGTGTATGCAAAACGTCAGAAGAGTACATTCGTGTTGCGTTAGCTCTAGAAACTCTTGCTTACCATGACAAAAACTACTTAGACAGTACATTCGCAAAGAGCAATGCTGCTATCAGTGAAGAGATACAGGCTTGCTTGCAGAAGGCTTTAACGATGATGGAGGAAAAACAATGAGAGAAATCCTTTTCAAAGCCAAGCGGCTGGATAATGGAGAGTGGGTGGAGGGAAACATTGTGGCTGTCCCGGAAGATGCCGACTTTATGCCTGGAGCGTACATTCTACCGCGGTTGGTATCGGCCAGGGCAGACCCGCCCACAAAAGGGAGGATCATGCTAGGCGGATTCTTTGAAGTTGACCCCGCCACGGTCTGCCAGTACACCAACATCGACATACAGCGAGAAGCGTGGCCGTCCTCCGAAGTACACAAGATTTTTACTGGCGATATGCTGGGCGAATGGGGCGAGGACGAGGAAGGCAACGAGTGTGTTTGCATCCTCGGCGTCGTGACCTATTGGGAAGATGAAGGACGCTATGTATTGGCAGACGAGGACGGGTTGTGCAACGACTGGACGCTGGAGGACGAAGCGAAGCCAGAGAATTGGCCCAACCTCATACACTGCGGCTCCATCCACGACGGGGAGGGCGGGCAACATGAGCGAGTGGATTAGCGTCAAGGACAGGCTGCCGGAAAGTCAAGCGGATGTCCTTGTGGTGGCGTTTTGGCATGAACGCTGGCAGACCATGATGGGCTGGCATAGTGACATGGGAAAGAAGTGGCGTGTCATTACACCACACGGAGAAAGAGAGCCGGGCGGTGTCACCCACTGGATGCCCCTCCCAGACCCGCCGAAGGAGGGATAGCCCTTGAACGAGTTCCCGGAGAGGCTGCGACGGTTAAGAGAAGAGAAAAGACCAGTCAAAAGCATGGTGACGGTTTCGGAGTTATGCGGGCTACCGAGTGGTGCGGTAAGAAAGTATGAGCGTGGGGAGGCGCGTCCTAATATGACAGCCTTGATTGCATTGGCCGACTACTATGAGGTAAGTTTGGACTACTTAACAGGGCGAACAAATTTCAGGTAAAATTTTTTAAATTGTCCTTTTTTGGACAGCAAAGAAAGAATCTTACTTTAAAATGGGAGTGTGGGAGCGTATACCCCTGCGCTCCCATTCTCTTTCATTCCCCTTCCTCCTTCACACGGATGGGGTGGCGTCGGTGCATCTGCCGCCACCCCCTCTGTGTGCAATATGCCGCCGGTCGAACACCACCCCACTATTCGGGGCATGAGGGGTCGCACCCTTCGGGCGGCGAATGACGGTGGAAAGACACTACACCAGACTGCCGGAGCGTCTAGGCGCTGGGAAGAGTAAGACGCGAGCCGCCTGTCATGGAGGCGGAAGCGGTGGCAGCTATGACCTGCCCCGGTGTGCCGACACATAGAAAGCGGCTGCGCCCGGCGGAGCGTGTAGAGACGGAATCCGCCGATATGCAGGAGCCAGAAGCAGGGTGATCTCCAGGCTGTGCAACTCAGTCCGCCTGCTATATTGGGTCGCTCCCATCCGTGGAAGCCGGACGCTTGTGTAGGGCGATAGCTACCAGCGCTATCCCGCTGAAAACTACCCTGCGAGTGGCTAATCATGATGTCGCCACCAAGGCTAGGGCGTGACAATCTAAGCGGGAAGCGCACATATACCGAGTGCAGTAGCAGAAGCGGAAGCGGCGGCCCATTACGTCGCGGACGTGTGGCGGCTCAATGCCGCCTCTCGGCTCCAAACGCAGAGGGAAAGCAAAAGAGGCACTGCGCGATTAAATTAAATGCCAATGGGCGGCTGGACAACCTACTGTCCGCCATATGCCGCTCCTCGCCGCTTGAGGCGGGCGGTGGCACCACAAGCGCACGAGCTGGAGAGGGCAAAAAAGCCGCCCCAGGAGGGGCGGCAGGATTAGCTCAGAATTTCTTTCAGTTTGTCCAAATTCCCGGCATTGGGGCTGACCTTGCCGCTCTCCCAGCGGGATATCACGGCCTGGTTAACGTCCATCGCATCCGCAAGCTGGGCTTGAGTCAAGCCTTTGGCCTTTCTGGCGGCGGAAATATCAAACTCGACAGACGCAAGGGGGCGCTTGCCTTTACCGGCAAAATAGCCTAACTGCCAAGCCCCCTGCATTTCAAGGGGCTGGAACTTTTCAGACCCTCCCTCCACGGGCGGGTCAATGCTGGTGATCTCGCAAAGCGCCTCAGCAACCTGCCGGTCGAGATCCCTCTTTAGGAGGCCAAGCCTGTGAGCATCAGAAATGACTCTGGCGAGTGCTGTATACGGGCGCTGAGCGGCAAGGGTGAGATCCCCTCCGATCTCCTGCGGATATGCCGCCGCGTTGAGCCGACCAAACACCCAGCCAAACACGTATGCTCCTCTGTTTGTCATCAGCAACCGACCTCCTTGAAATAACGGTATTCCATTTCGTCATAAACATTGACCTTGATCTCAACCTTGCTGTCAGGATACTGGGAGGCATAACGAGCGGCACAATCCTCGGCTCCCTTCTTGTCGTCCATATAAGCACCCATCATCCAGCCGTCTTTGCAAACGCAATATTCATAGTGTTTCATGACTTTACCTCCTATATTGTTCCTTTTACTTTTTATGACTTAATTATATCATAAAATATGATACTGTCAATACATATTTTGAAAAATATTTGCCGCCCCGCAGTTGCAGGAGACGGGGGTGGCCCCAACGAGAGGAAACGCATGGCGGGATATTCCCCCGCCGCCTCTCAAACAAAAGATCAGGGCTAGGCCGACGGGCCGAAAAGGGAGGTGCCACCTTACTCCCCTGCCCTGAGTCAACATAAAGGTGGGAAGCAAAATAGAAAGGGTGGTATCTACATGAACGAACTAATCAAAGTTGACTTTAGCGGCGAAAAGCCAGCAGTATCAGCGCGGGAACTCCACGAGTTTCTAGAGGTAGAAACACCGTACCACAAGTGGTTTCCCCGTATGTGCGAATATGGATTCGCTGAAAACGAGGATTACGCAGTCACGGACATTTTTGTCCATAACCCCGCTGGCGGCCCTCAGAGCATGAAAGATGCCGCCGTCTCTATCGATATGGCCAAGGAGATCTGCATGCTCCAGCGGAACGAGAAGGGGAAGATTGCCCGGAAGTATTTCCTCCAATTGGAGAAGGATTGGAATAGCCCCGAAAAGGTAATGGCCCGTGCGCTCCAGATAGCAGATCGAAAGATTAAGATGCTGGAGGCGGAGAAGGAGGCTAACCGGCCGAAGGTGCTGTTTGCGGATTCCGTGGCTGCCTCCAATACATCCATACTGGTTGGAGAGCTGGCAAAGCTCCTCAAGCAGAATGGGGTGGACACTGGGCAGAACCGTCTCTTTGACTGGATGCGGAACAACGGATATCTGATCCGCAGAGAGGGCACGGATTACAACATGCCCACACAGCGCTCAATGGAATTGGGCCTGTTTGAAATCAAGGAAACCAGCATCACACATGCAGATGGGCATGTTACGGTGAACAAGACCCCGAAGGTGACGGGGAAAGGACAGCAGTTTTTTATCAACATGTTTCTTGGTTGACAACCCACACGGGTGTATCGCTTAACAGGCTGTGACGGCTGGCCGGATCCGAGCCAGAGCTCGACAGTAGGCGGCGAAAAGCATTTAAAAGCATTTAAAAGCATTTCAAAAGCAAAACGAAAGCAAGGGAGAGAGAAAGAAAAGGTCCC